GGCCGAGGTATCGGCCACCGCGACCGATCCGCGCGCGGCGCGCCGGCGGGTGATGCTGATTCAGCAGAGCGGCCAGCTGACGCCCGAGCTGGCGGCGGCGCGGGTCAACTGGGAGCGCGGCAGCCGGATCGGCAAGGCGCTACAGCTGACCTACCGCGTGCAGGGCTGGCGGCAGTCGAATGGCGCGCTGTGGGTGCCGAATCTGGTGGTGCGCGTGGTCGACCCGATCCTGGGGTTAGACCGTGACCTGTTGATCAGCGAAGTCGAATACAACCTCGGTCGAGAGGGCACCGTCGCCACGCTGACCGTGGCCCCGGCCGAGGCCTTCGAGCCCGAGCCAGCCGACCCGCACAAGGCCCGCAAGCTGACGAAGGGCGGCAAGGCCGACAATTTCGAGTACCTGCTACCCGCCGACTGGGAGAAAGACCAATGAGCCGCCTTGGCATGATGCTCGGCCGCTGCTCGCTGGCCCTGGTGAACGCCGCGAGCAAGATGCAGACGCTACAAGTGCGTCTGCTCGCCGGCGAAGTAAAAGACGGCATCGAGCATTTCGAGCCCTACGGCTACACCGCCAACCCGCACCCCGGCGCCGAGGGCGTCGCCGCGTTCTTCGGCGGCGATCGTTCGCACGGCGTCGTGCTGTGCATTGCCGATCGGCGTTTTCGACTGAAGGGGCTGAAGCCTGGCGAAGTGGCGCTGTACACCGACGAAGGCGATTGCCTGCACTTCAAGCGCGGCCGCGAGCTGGAAATCCAGACCATGACGTTACGCGTCACGGCCGGCACGGCGGTCGAGTTCGACACGCCGGTGATTCGCACGACCGGGCGGATTGAATCGGACGGCGACCAGATCGCCGCAGGCGTCAGCCAGATCAGCCACCCGCACAGCGACGTGCAGCCAGGCGACGGTCAGACCGGCGCGCCGATTCCACAGGGGGGCTGACATGGCCATTACCGACAGCGACGGCCAGCCCGTCGCGCTTCACCGTGCGGCGGTGATCAGCCTTTTGACCTGGCGCCGCGCCGGCGACGACGACCCACTCGACGACGCCGAGCGCTATGGCTGGTGGGGCGACAGCTTCCCCAGCGTTGCCGACGACCGTATCGGCTCGCGCCTGTACCTGCTGCGCCGCCGCACGCTGACCCCGCAGACCGAGCGCGATGCCCGCGACTACGCCCGCGAGGCGCTGCAATGGCTGCTCGATGACGGCCGCGTCACGGCGGTGGACATTGCCACCGCGCGCGGCGTCGACCGCCTCGAAATGCGTGTGCAGCTGACCACGCCCGAAGGCGAGCTGGTGACTGTTCAACTCGACAACCTCTGGCAGGTGATCCATGCCGTTTAACGTCCCGACACTGCCCGCGCTGATCGGCCGGGCGCAATCCGACCTGGCCGGCGACGGTGGCCTGCGCCACTCCGACGCACAGGTCGCCGCCCGCGCCCTGGCCGGCGCGGTTTATGGCCTCTACGGCCATCAAGCGTGGATCGCCGACCAGCAGTTGCCCGATACCTGCGAAGAGGAAATGCTGCTGCGCCTAGCCAAGCTGCGCCCGATCCGCGACCGCCTGCCCGCTGTGCCGGCGACGGGCTCGGCCAGCTTTGCCGGCAACGCCGGCGCCGTGCTCGATGCCGACACGCTGTTGCAGCGTGACGACGGCGTGCAATTCAAGGTCGCCGCCACCGTGGCCGGCAACGCCGGCAGCGTCACGCTTGAGGCGGTCGAGGCGGGCGTGCTGGGCAATACCATCGCCGGCGCCAAGCTGAAGCTGGTGTCGCCCGTGCTGGGCATCGTCGACGGCTTCACCGTGACGGGTGACGGGCTGACCGGCGGCACCGATCAGGAGAGCATCGAGTCGCTGCGCGTGCGGGTGATCCGCTCTTACCGCCAGCTGCCGCACGGCGGCAACGCCGACGACTATGTGACCTGGGCGCTGGAGGTGCCGGGCGTGACACGCGCCTGGGTTCGTCGCCGCTGGGTCGGGCCGGGTACGGTGGGGCTGTTCGTGCTGCGCGACGGCGACCCCGACCCGATCCCGAACGCCGCCGCCCTGGAAGAGGTGGCGGCCTACATCGAGCCGCTGAAGCCGGTAGACCCCGAGCTGTATGTGATGGCCCCCATCGCCAAGCCGGTCGTTTACCAGATCGCGCTGTCGCCGGATTCCTCGGCGATCCGCGCGGCGGTCGAAGCGAACCTGCGCGATCTGCACTACCGCGAGAGCGAGCCCGGCGTGACCCTGCTGCGCACGCATATCGCCGAGGCGATCAGCAGCGCCGAGGGCGAGCGCGACCATGTGCTGGCCTACCCGGCCGAGAACGTCACGGCGGCCGGTAATGAAGTGCTGACCTTCGGGGGCATCGTATGGCAGTAAGAACCGCAGCGGACTACCACGACCACTTGCGCGCGCTGCTGCCGCCGGGGCCGGCCTGGGATGCCGACCTAGTGCCCGAGGTCGACGCCGCCCTGCGCGGGCTCGCCCCGGAGCTGGCCCGCGTGGATGGGCGGGGCTTTGCCCTGCTCAACGAAGCCGACCCGCTGACGCTGCACGAAATGCTGCCCGACTGGGAGCGTGTCATGCACCTGCCCGACCCCTGTCTGGGCGAGGCGCCGACGCTCGACGACCGCAAGAAGGCGGTGCGCAAGCGCCTGACCGGCTTGGGTGGCCAGTCGGCCGCGTTCTTCGAGCAGCTGGCCCGCGAACAGGGCTACCCGAACGCCAAGGTGGTCGCCCATCGCTCGCCGCGCTTCGGTCGCGCCCGCTTCGGCCGGGCGCACTTCGGCACCTGGGCGCAACAGCACATGTGGACGCTGTATGCCGGCGAGCGCCTGGCAGGCGGCCGCCGCTTCGGCGTCAGCTACTGGGGCGAGCGCTTCGGCGCCAACCCCGCGCAGGCGCTCGAATGCCTGGTCAGACGCGCCGCCCCGGCGCACACCCTTGAAATCATCCTGTACGAAGAGGCGCCCTAATGGATTTTCCGAAGAGCGTGCCGGGCGTTGGCCTGGTCAATAACGAGTTTGTCGACGAAGACGAAGTAAGCGGTGCGCCAGGCTCGCTGATCCCGGCCAAGTGGGGTAACGACGTCACGAAAGAAATCCTCGGCGTGCTCGCCGAGGCGGGCATTGAGCCGGACGAGGACAATCCCGAGCAGCTGCGTGAAGCCGTAAAAGTCATTGTCGATAAAGTGGCGCCGGTAGCGAGCGAGCAAGACGAGCAGGAAGGCACCGACAACATCAAGCGCATGACGCCGCTTCGAGTGGCTGAGGCGATTGCGCGCCGTATACCGGCTGACACCACAATTTACCAATTTGGCCACATTGGCGGGCATACACTGGCCAACAATGCCGCCACCCCTTCAAGCGATATTGATATCTCTGCCGGTTCGGCGCGCGCGGCGAGCAATAATGCCTCGCTGCTGCTCGCCGCGACGCTTACCAAACGTTTGCAGTCTGCCGGCGCTTGGGCTGCTGGCCCTGGGGGTAATGGGCTATTTGCAGGATTGCGGTCGCCTAATACTTGGTATCACGTTTTCTTGATTCGCCGCGATTCTGATGGCCTTGTCGACGCTGGTTTTGATACGGCCGCGAACGCGGCTAACAGGCCCGAAGGGTGGTCGTCGTATCGGCGTATAGGTTCGATCAAGACCGATGCCAGTGGTGCGATTATCAGATTCAAGCAGTTTGAAAATAGATTCTACTGGCATGTGCCGATGGAAGATGTTTCGGCGTCGCTCGCCGCTTCAGGCTCGGCAACCTATGTTGTCACCGCCCCGCCTTTAGAACACGTCATTTCTATGGTTCAGTACTATGTGTCAGGGCCGAATGCGATGGTGTACTTCGGCTGTCCCGACTTGGGCGCGGTAGTTAGCAATGCTACTAACTACTTTGCGTACGGCGCTAACAGTAACGCTAATCCAGACGGCAGCCTGGGTTATCTTGAAGTGCCACTGAGCGCGCAATCGCAGCTGGTTGCTACGGCCAACGCTTATAACTCGGGCGCTGCCACTATCAAGATTAACTGCCTCGGCTGGATCGACCCAAGGGGAGCACTGTAATGCCATTTGTGCAACGAGATGAGCGAGGCTTTGTTGTTGGACGCTTTGCCAATGCGCAGCCAGGATTTGCCGAAGAGTGGTTGCCGGACGGTTCGCCCGACCTCGCGCCCCGGCAGCCCACGCGGACTGTAATCGAGGCGCAGCGTTTGCGCGCCTATGCTGACCCGATCACCGGCAGCGACCGCTATTTCGCCGAGGCGCAGCGCGAAAGCCTGCTCGGTAATGTCGAGGCCGCCGAAGCGGCCACGTCGCTCGGCATGGCTCGCTTCGCCGAGATTCAAGCCGAGTATCCCTGGCCTGCCGAGTAAGGTGCGAGCTACCCACGAAGCCCCGCCCCGTGCGGGGCTTTTCGTTTCTGATCCCGAGGAATTACCCGATGCTGACCCATGTACTACGGGCGGCCCTGCAATGGGCCTGCCTGCTGCCGCTGCGCGTCCTGATGATCCTGGCCGGTCTGGTGGTCGTGCCGCTCGCGCTGCCGTTCCGCGTGACGCAAGGCCCCGCGCAACCCTTCAGCCAGGCGGCCGGCGATTGGCTGCTGATCCTGCTGCCGGCCTGGGCGTGGCTGTGGAGCAATGACCGCGACGGCGCCGCCGGCGACAAGCGCGGCTGGTGGCACTTGAACGCGCCTTTCGGCCTGGGCGCCTATCACTGGCTGTCTATGTTCTGGTGGCTGGCGATCCGCAACCCGGCGAACAACGCGCGCT